ATTTCCTATCCTTGATATATCCAATCCCATCCCCTCCTCTACGGAAGAACCAGCGTGGTCCCCTCGAATATCCAGTATCCGTTTCCCGAATCCTTCTTCCCATGTTTTCGTGCCGCATCCTCGATAGTCTCCTTATTCGCTGTATAAATCACGGCTGACTTTGAACCGTCCTTATATCTGTTTCTGGCGATGTCCCATAGCGTGTCGTGCTTCTTTACAGTATATATTTCTCCTTTTGCCGCTCCCGCGTCCGTCCTTGCATCCTCCCCAGTATCCTGTGTCGCTGCATCTGGTATCTTGCTTAATCTCACCTGCATATCGCCATTCTTTGGGGCTATGGAGTGCGATACCCCTTCCACAAAGTATTTTCCATCTGCCTTTCCGAATCCAGATAATTGCACGGTCTGAGTTGCATATACAGCAATCCTGGTTTTAAAGATAAGCTGCATGGTGGTTTCCTTTCGGTTTGCCATAAGGATTGCGTTTTCTCCAATCAGTCTTGCATCGGCCTCGCTGTCTGCTTTCTGGTTTGACTTATATATCCGTCCCTCCTGTCCCACCATTATCTCAATCGTTTTCTTTGTTTTTGGGTTTGTATAGCTTACTTTTGCACCCGTATATGTCCCTCTCATGGTACTTTTATAAGCATATCTTGACAACATGCTCGGAGTTATGGTTGCGACCACCGGTTTTGCAAAATACTGCCTGTAATCCCATACGACTAAGCGGTTAGAGTATACTTTTAACCCCAGTCCGTACTTGTCGCATATCCCCTTAAGAAATTTACTGTCTGTTTGCTTGTTCTGTTCGGTTTTCGCGACCGGAATGTCCCCAGCCTCATAGACTAATGACATACCATATTTCCCGGCTATCTCCCCCGCAATGAGCTGTACGGTTGCGGCTTCCCATGTCTTAGAGTTTTCCGTTTCTTTGAAGTCAGTATTTGCAGGGCTTGAAACCCCGTTTATGCTTCCGCGAAATGGCGGGCCTGAAAATTCAAAATCGTCCACCATAAAGCTCCCACATATGACCGTTATTTTCTCCCCCTCATAGTTCCAATTCTCATATATGATTGACGGAAGAATTGTGTCCCCCTTTTCTGGTATCCATGCCTCTCTCCATTTAAGGTCCCTATCTGCTACGGAAAGTGATATCGTATCTGATTTATCCGTCGAATCCTCATATGTAAACTTTTCAAGATATTTTGATATCTCGCTTTGTGCATCAACCCCGTTATATACAATCTTTACTGTCCTTCTTCTTGGGCTGCTCACGTAACCCCTCCTGTTCTCCAAGCCGGAAGCTCGGCTGTTTCAGCTTCCGGCAGTTTCGGCGTGTTTACACATACTCCAGCAGGGAATATGAAAGTGTCAAGGAGTGGAAGGTTGTTTTCCATGAGAAAATCCATATGTTTCTCGGCCCCGTATACCTTTTTTGATATCATATCCCAGGTATCTCCCTGGATTGTCTTATACGTTTCCGCCATATGCCCTCCTAATACTCAGCCCTAAACCGCTCATATTCATATTTCTCCATCATTTGTTTAAACCATTCAAAACCATTTTCCAAGCCGCTCATGACCTGCTCCCTGACATCTGGGCCACCCTCTACATATATAACCGGACTGAATGTGGGCGAGAATGAGCTTGTGCGACTGTCCGTTGTTATTCCACCGCTCCTCATGATACCCTCGTACATCTTGCCGTAATTATTTTCTTCGTAAGCGCCCAGAAGTTTCCCCGTTTCCCGCCATAGCTCGATTGCGTGGGGTGATTGGTCTATGGGTATAATTGACTCAGGCCCCTCCTCTGCTACCTCCGCAATGTGTCTGGTATTAAATATGCCGCCGTCTCCATGCTTCGGGATGTCATGTGGCCGGTATGGATTTGCCGATTTTTTATAGGTTTCCACCATATCAACCGTGACCGGTATGCTGACCGTAATCGGGTCCATCCCATTCTCAAACTCTTTCCTGACTGCATTCAGAAAATCCCTGGCCTCCTGTTCCGCCTCTGGACATTTCCTTTGTATTTCTGCAATGACGGAATTTGCATATGCAGCCCCTGCATTGTTTGATGCCATCAAGGCCGTTGCCATCGTCGTGTCTTTTGCAGCTTCCCTTGCAATCATTGCCCCAATGGAATCCTTTTTCCCCGTCACGCCTTTTAGGGATACCACTTCATCCATGGCCTCGCTGATTCCCTTCATTTGGGCGTCTGCCATGTCTCCCCCGGCCTTTTTATACTGCTCCACCAGTGCTGCCATTTGCTCCTGATTCGGCTCCATCCCTTTAAGCAGCATATCTATGGCTTTCTTTCCGCCCGCGCTGATATCACTCGCGTTTGCAGCATCCGTCATAGCCCTGTCCATGGTGTTCATCCATTCCTCAGGGGTGCCATATCCGATGTTCTTAAATTCTTCAAGGCTTCGGCTGATTGACTGGTCCATATCCTCCAGGGCCGGTCCTATATCATCCCCATAGGCTTCCATGATTGCGTCTCGCATCAATTGGTATCCATCTTTTACCGCCTGTGCTTTCCTGGCATAATGCGCCTGTGCTGCGGCCTCCGATTGGGAATCAAATTCTTCCTGTGATATACCTCCCTCCATCCCTTTCTCGCCTGCGATACGCTGCGCATTAAGGGAAGTTAATATCTTCTCATAGGAGCTGTCGATGTTCTCTATTGCTTTTTCTGTATATTCGTTTATAGTGGTCTGGTAGTTCTGGAAAGATTCCGGTGTTAGTGCAGTTCCCGAAAACTCTCCCTGTATCATCTGAAGCTGTGCCGCATTCTGAGCGTCTGATATCATGCTAGTTATGTCTGATATGTCACTCAGATATTGCCGTACTATTTTATCTTTATCCAGCGTAAGGCCGTTTTCTGTGATATCCTGCAATGTCTCCTGTAACCCTTGCTGTAATGGCTCCAGTTGACCATATAGCGATTGGTAAAAAGCGTCGCTTTCCTCTGATAACCCCTTTTGGTCCTCTCCCATGACAATATCAATCGCTAATTTCAGTTCATATCCCCGGCTGGTGATATAGTTCTGTGCATCCTTAACGTATTGGTCAACCGCTGTTACATATGACGCTGTTTCCCCTTCGTCAAATTCGATTCCCAGTGAGAGCTTCCACCCAGCTTTGTTTATCTCCCGGATTTCTGCCTGCATAGAGTCGCGGAACTTGGATGTTTTTTCCCCTATATCCGCCATCTCGTCTATGCTCTGAAATATTCCCTCCCCCAGGCTGTGTCTGGCGGCATCCTCCAGCTCCTTCATTGATAGGGTTATGTCTCCGAAATGGTCTGCAAGGCTTTGTTTTGCCGCCTGTCTCTCTGCTTCTTCTATGGCTGCGCCAATTCCTACAATGGCCCCTATCATCACTCCCGTTGCCGCTACCGGCCATGCAGATGCCATGCTCGATATGGTTGCAAGCATTTTTATTCCACTTTTAGCAACCTTGACGCTTTTAAATGTTATTAGCGCTGCGGATATTCCTGTTAGTCCCCCAGCAATCACCTGGGGGTTTTTTGCAAACCACTTTCCGATATCTACAATAGGACCAAAAAAGTTCTCCAATTCCTTTCCTAATTGCTTCATGATTCTTCTGGCCGTTGGGATGTTTTCTTCTAAGCTGTCAGTAAAGCTCGTAACCCATGATATGACATACTGTGTTGCATTCCGCATATCCCCAGAAAATCCTTCATAAAGTTCAATTCCGGCCCCTTGTGTTGCACTCAGAAGAAGGGTTAAGTCTCCCTTAAGGTTGTCCAGCCTCATTCCCGCCATTCTTTCAGCAGCTCCAGCACTTCCTTCGATTGATTTTGTCAGTTTCTCAAAATCCTCGTCTGATGCATTTACAATTGCAAGCAGGCCGGACATTCCTTCCTTACCTGCTATTCCGGCTGCGTACTCAGCGCGCTCTGCCTCTGATAATTTTGAGAAACTAGCCCGCATTTCCCTTAGTTGCTGGTCAAACGGCTTCATTTTATTTTTTCCATCAACCAATGAAAGAGAGAGCTTATCCATGTATCCTTGCATTTGTTTTGTTGGCTTTGCAAGGTTTGTAAGCATGGTGCGCATTGCGGTTCCGGCCTTTTCTGCTTTGATGCCTGCGTTTGCCATTAATCCCGTAGCTACTGCAACATCCTCTACCGTGTACCCAAATGCTCCGGCTACAGGAGCGACATACTTAAATGTCTCTCCCATCATGCCTACGTTTGTATTTGAGTTACTGGATGCTTGAGCAAGGACATCTGCAAATCTGGCTGATTCATCGGCAGACATACCAAAGGCCGTCATTGCATCAGTAACGATGTCTGATACACTTCCCAAATCCTCCCCGGATGCCGCTGCTAGATTCATGATTCCTGGCAGGCCGCTTATCATATCCTTGGTTTTCCATCCGGCCATTGCCATGTATTCCAGCCCTTTACCGGCCTCTTCTGCGGAAAACTTGGTGGTTTCCCCCATCTTTTTCGCCAGTTCCGTAAGCTGCACCATGTCTGCGTCCGATGCTTGTGAAATGGCTTTTACCGTGCTCATTTGCTCCTCAAAACCCATTCCCACGTATGTAGACGCTGCAGCAATTCCTGCAATCCCGGCCGCCGCCAATTTACTTCCCTTTACAATGGCTCCGAATGCCTTGTCTGATATGTCCCCTAATTTGTTAATTCCTTCAACGCTCATTCCCCCGAATGATTCTGATATAGCTTTTGAAGAGAGTCCGGCCTTTCGTTCCAGGCTGTCCAGTTCGCTCCTGGCTTTTCTGATGGACGCGTTCAAGGATTGGTCAGTCTCTCCAGATATCATTATTTCAAGTTGGTATTTTCCCTTTCCCGCCGTCCCTCATCACCTCTTCCTCAATCTGGATTCGTCTTTTGCCTGCTCCATAGTGTCTTTAAGCAATCTTGTTGCCTGACTTAATGGCAGGGCAAAATAAAACTGCGGTCCGGCCTTTGAGTACCTTCCCGCAGCTATAATTGCTTTATTTAATTCTCTGATATCATTTGGACACATTATTCCTCTAGGAAGAAAAAACGGTAAACTCGATTCTTAAGGCACATTGCATCCTTTGCTCCCATTCTCTCAAATACCTCTATCTGGTATCCCGTCACCTGTGCCGCCATGATTTGTGCAAATAACAAGGTGGATTCCTGCATGATTTGCCGGTTTCCTCCCAACGCATAATATGTATCGTATGCGTTGTTCATGTCCTGCGCC